GTTCGGCGTGATCGCTCGGAGGCGCCACCCCCCTACCCTGTTTGTCCGTTTTGGTCTGCGCTGGCGCTCTCGAGGTCTCTCCCGGCCTCGCGTTGTGACGAGGTGGCCGGGGCAGGGGTCGGAGCGTTCGAGGCTCTACGGCGTTCCTAGGGGCTTTCGGAGCCTGGGGGTCGCCCGGTAGGGCCGGAGGGTCGAAGCCAGCCCTCGGCGGTCGCTGCCGCAGGCTCGACCGTCACCCAGGAGTGGCAGGGTCGACAGAGGGCAGCGAGGTTCCCGGGGTCGGTTAGGGATCCGCCTCGCGCTCGAGTCTGGATCTCGTGGACGTCCGTCGAGGCGGCAGCGTGGCAGCGTTCGCAGACGGGTCGGGCGGCGAGGAGTTCGCGGACGAGTGGGATGCGCTGCTCGCGGTAGAACGCGGCACGCTTAGCGGAGCGGGGTCGGAGTCGGGTCCGTCGCTCAAGGGGTTGGGATCGGCGCACGGTTGCGAGCGTGCGTTAGCGGTCACGGCGTAGAGACGGGGGCGCCCCCCGGACGCGGGAGGGGGGTTGACGTCCGGGGGGCGGGTCGTGAAGCCGGGGCTTGCTTGTGTTCGGGGCAGGGTGTGTGTGCTACCTCTCCCCGTGTTGTGAAAGCGCGGGTCAGGATCCCATCGCGAGGACTCGGAGGTCGAGCCCGGTCGCATCGTCGGAGATCACCCAGAGGGTCTCGTCCTTCGGGATACGGATCGGGCCGAACTTCTCCCCGCCGTAGATGTGGATGCCGTTGCTCATCGTGACGTCTGCCCCGCCGATCGCGCACTTGTTGCTCGAGCCGTGGTACTCGCCATAAAGCCAGACGGTCGTGCCGAACTCGTCGGTGAGGTCGTCGGGCGTGATCGCCTGCCGCGTTGTCGTCACGGTCAGGGAGTAGGCGGTGATCTCCATGCGGTTAGCGTCCTCTCGAGGTCACGGGGCTAGAACGGGCAGGGGGTGTGATGAAAGTCGAAGTAGTGCGTCTCCCACGCCTTACGCGGGTCGAGGTCGTATCCGCTCGCGGGGCAGAGGCGGCACTTCCACTCGCGGGGTCTACTCGAGCGGGGCGCGGTCACGGGAGGTCCTCGAGTTGCTCGATGGCTCCCCAGATCGCGTCGCGTCCGTCTCGAGTCTCGGTGACGGCGTAGATCGCGGAGAGGAGTTGCCGGATCTCGTCGCGTGCCTCCCGGCGCCCGGCGATCCGCGCTGCCTCATAGGGGCTCGAGCCGAGAGGGACGTCGATTAGGCGGGACGGCGGCTGACCAGGACGTAGAGCCTGCCGGTTCCCCGGCACGGGTTGCATTGACCTCGAGCCTGGTAGGGCTCGCCGTAGCGGTCGAGGTAGAAGACTGCCCCAGTTCCGGCGCAGGTATGGCATTGGCGGTATCCGTTCTCGTCGACGATCCACGGGCGAGCGGGATCGGTAGGGGTGTACGTCACGGGGTCTCCTATGAGAGTGCGCCTGCCGCGTCTCGCCGTTGGATCGCGAGCCGTTGGGCTTGGAGCCGGTGGATGCTGCAGACGACCGGAAAGTTGGCGGTACAGAGGGGACAGTTGTCGATGATGTCGACGAGGAGGAGTTCCCTCCGGTGATCGGGGTCGTCGGGGATCACCGGAGGTCGTCCTCGTCGTCGTCGTCGCGGAAGACGTCCATCAGGTCGTCTGCTCGGCTCGCTGCCGCCGCAAGAGCGGCGACGAGGACCCCTGCCGATGCCCCGACCATAAGACAGAACAGGCCGACGTAGATGAGCGTCTCCACGGTTGCCTCCTAGAAGGGTGGGACCTCGTCGGCCCACGGGTTGTCGGCGGGCGCCGTTCTCGTCCCAGCCGCGTGAGAGCCGGATCGCTTCGAGACGGAGACCGTCGCCCTCTTGAGGCTAGGGGCTATGTCATCGGCCTCGACGTCGAAGACGGTGACCTCGGCGCCTTCCTTGTTCGTGTACGTCCGCTGCCGGAGTCGCCCGGAGATCAGGACTGCGTCGCCCTTCCGGAGCGACTCGGCGACGTTCTCGCCTGCCTCGCGCCAGACGGTGACGTCGAGGTAGCAGGGGTCGCCGTCCTTCCAGACGCCGTTCTCGTCCTTCTTGCGGTCGGACGCGGCGACGCGGAGCGACGTCACGGCGGTCCCGGTCTGCAGGAACCGGACCTCCGGGTCGCGGGTGAGGTTCCCGGAGATCGTGATCGAGGGGAGGGGCATCAGTTCGCCTTTCGTGGTGTCGGGTGATTGGAGTCCGCGACGCCTGTGACGCGCGGGCCGAGGAGTGCGGCGTGTTCGAGGACGAGACTCGCCTCCTCGGGGTTCGTGGGGAGGCGACGGCGGAGCCGTGCCCGTTCCGTCGGCGTGTAGCCCGCCCAGACGCCGTGCTCGTCATAGAGCCCGTCGCGGAGGCAGGGAACGCGGACGGGGCAGTCGGCGCAGATCGAGCGGGCGACGGTCTGCTCGCCGAAGTCACCGGAGTACCAGAACTCGCGGGCGACCTCGGGCCGGGAGCAGACGGCATCGTCGCGCCAGTTCCGGTCCGTCGCGGACGGGTGCGAGGTCGTGTTGATCATCCTCGCCTCCCGTGAGGGGTTAGGCACACTCCGCGCCAGCGCCACGCGCCGCAGAGAGGGCAGCGGTCGACCTTCATAGCCCCTCCCCGTGTGTGATCTCCCGCAGGGCGATCGAGGCGCCGGTCGGATCTCCGGGAGTCTCGTATCGCTTCCAGACGCGGAGGTACGCGACCTGCGAGTCGTCTCGCCAGAGCCGGGCACTCGAGAGCGCGTCGAGTACGGCGCGGACTAACTTGTCGACGTCCGGGCGTACGGCGTGCCAGACGTCTTCGGGCCGGGACTTCGGGCGAGGGAGCCGGAAGCGGACCTCGATCTCGACGGGTCCGTCGACCGTCTCCCACTCGTCGGCGCGTGCCGCCTCGACTGCTCGAGCGGTCACGGTCGTCCGCCAGTCCTTGAGTGCTGCCCCGGCGACTTCGACGAGGTTCGCTCGACCGTTCCGGACGAAGGCACGCTTGGACCCTTGCGGGCTCGGGAGCCCGACGACGTCGAACTCGAGCCACGGATAGGCGGTCACGACGCCGCCAGATCCGCACGGCGGCGAGCGACTACGTTGGTGAGAGCCTCGAGCGCGGCCTCATCGACGTCGTGCGTCGACGCGTAGCCGAGGATCTTCTCGAGCGCGGCAACGTCCGGCGCATTCTTGATCGAAGCGATCGCCCGGTCGTGCAGTTCGTCCGTCCATGCCTTCCGCTGCGGCTCCTGCCGTCGAGCCCGGACCTCGTCCGCGCTCGCGACCCCGCGCTTCGTGTCGGCAGCGAGGGCAGCGACGATCGCCCTGCCCCACGCGGAGGTCTCCGCCACCATCAGTTCGGAGTCGCGCGTGTACGGCGTCTTCCCGGGCAGGGGCTCCCAGGCGGAGCCGATACCGGGCGCCGGGTCCTCGGGGTGACGGTAGGCGGCGGCGACGTAGACGAGGCGGGGGCCGACGTTCGGGACGTCTTCGATCCAGAACGGGCGCTCGAGGTTCGCGGGACGGAGCGATCCCTCGGGGTAGAGATCGCGGAACATTCGGATGCGTTCGGCGACGTCGACATAGTCGGCGGCGAAGTTGCTCATTCGGTTCCTCCGGGTAGGGCAGGGGCAGGGGATAGGGCGGAGAGGACGGCGGAGGGCTCGATGAGTCCCTCGCGGATCGCGGTGACGATCGCGTCTCGCCCGTCCTTCTCGAAGCGGGTCGAGACGTAGGTCGCCCCGGTTGTGAAGCGGACGCCGGGCACGACTTCCCCGGTCTCGGGGTCTATTGCGGTTCCGTCCGGCGTCGAGGCGAGGCGCTCGAGGACGACCCGCTTGTAGGACTCGCGGACCGTCTTGACGATCTCGTCGGGCCGGAAGCCCTCGACCCAGGCGGCGAACGCTGCCTCATCGGAGACGACGGGCTTCGGGTTCGGGGCGATGAGGGTCGACTTCGAGACTCGAGTGCCGTCGGGGAGTTCGGCTCGGACGGAGTCGGCGCCTACGTCGTCGAGGGCAGCGGCGAGCGCGGCCCGGATCTCGTCCTTGCGCGTCTTGGCGGCGTCGGCGATGACGGTCGTCAGGGCGAGGGCGGCAGCGAGGTCGCGCGGGGTCATCGCGTCACGACCTTGTGGCAGTCCTCGCAGACGACGGGCAGGGTCGAGAAGATCCGCGTCTGTAGCGTCTCGCAGATCGAGCAGAGCCGGTACTCGAGCCTGTCGATCCCGTTGTCGATCGAGATCGTCAGGTCGGGGGGTCGTCGGGTCATTCGGGGTCCTTCCGGTTGTAGGGGTTGGTCCGGGGCGGGCGCGGGAGGCACCGGCACGCCCGCCCCGGACGTCTAGGAGGTCGCCGGGATCTCGGCGGCGGCGTAAAGCAGCGGGCCTCGAGCGAAGCCGAAGGAGTTACGGACACCGAGGCGCAACTCGAGGCGCTCCTCGAGAGCGGTCCACCCGGTCGCGACGTATGCCTCCATCTCGATCGTGTCGTCCGTCGCGAGCGCGGCAGCGAGGTCGCGGATGAGTCGGGCGGCGTTCTCGCGGTCGAGGGAGAACGTGAGGGCAGCCCGGGAGATCTCCGTCGTCGTCGTGGTGCCGCTCATCGGGTCACCGCCGCGCGGACGACGTCGAGCGCGTCGGCGACGGACTCGCCGGTCACGCGCCACTCGGGGATGCCGCCGTCGAGGTCGAGGTAGCGGTACTCGCGCCAGTCCGTCTCCTCGAGCGTGAAGACGTAGTAGCGGCTCACGAACTGACCAAGGTGTCCGGTGAACTCGTCGGGGCACTTTCCGGCGTAGGTTGCGTCATAGAACTCGACGACGGGCCGGGGGTCGTCGTGCGTGAGGCATCCGTTCCGTCCGTACGCGTCGCCCTGCTCGACAAGGCGGACGTTCCACTCGCGGCCCTTGATGCCGGTCGCCGTGGTGATCGCGGTCGGTGTGTTCATCGGGGTTGCTCCGTTCCGTTGCTCGGGGTTGCTTACGGGATCAACGTAGTCCCGGGGTCCGACGGTCCGCCACAGGCTCGCCGGGTCCGTTACCGAACCGTTATGAACCGATCGCCGGCAGTCGCATTTGTCCGATTTGACGCTTGACGCTCGAGGGAGTCGTGCCCGGCGCCAACTCGAGGTGCATCTCGTCCGGGTAGCCCCACTCGCCTCCCCACCGGATCTGCCCCCCGGTCGCCTTGACGATCCGGCGGACGCGCCACCGCTGCCGCCGCGTCATGCGACGGACTCCCATCGGGAACTCCGTCGCGTCGAGGTCGACTGCCGTCCCGCTCGAGTGATTGGAGAGCGTCGAGGTCGTGCCCCTGATCGGGCGGTACGCGTAGGACCACTCATCCATGACGCCGCCGGTCAGCGGCGACACTTCGCGGTGCCAGCGTCGGATGACGTACCTGAATAGCGGAGCGGCGACGCGCTTGACGCGGAACCGGCGCGTGGCGACGGTGATCCAGACGAGGTCGAGGTCATCGGGGTTCGGGGACGCGGGCCAACCGTTCTGTGATCTCTGCATCGTGGCTGGGACGATGGGCCACGCGTCACCCGCGCCGTCGACGATCCACACGAGTCTTCGCAACGTGGCAGGGCTTGCAGAGGACTTGCAGGTTGGCGCGGGTATTCGCGCCTCCGTCGCGGAGCGGGACGATGTGGTCGACCTCGAGCGGGCCTCGACTGCCGCACCGCTCGCACGCGCCCTTCGATCGGGTCAGGGCTGCCTGCCGCTCCCGGTGATAGTTCGGGTCGCGGTATCCCTGCCGATACCTCGCTCGAGCGGACTCTAGGGGTCGGGGCTTGTGCGCCTCGCAGTACGGTCCGCCGATGATCGGGGTCCCGCACTCGACGCACGACGACCGGGTCCGGTACTTCGTCTCCGCGTGTTCAGGACACCGGGAGGTCCCGGCGGGGATCCGGGTCCCGCAGACGAGGCAGGCGGAGCCGATCACGACTCGGCTCGCTTCCGGCGGCGGTGCTTGTCCTGCCGCGCCTGCCAGAGTTCCCGGCGAGCCTCCCGGCGCTCGACCTCGTCCCGGTGAGCGCGGGCGAGTTCCCGCAGGTGGCAGACCTCGCAGAGCCCGGTCGCGGGTCGCTCCTGCGCTCGCTGCCCACAGGCGGGGCAGAGGGGGCGGCGGGGTCCGTGATGCTCCTCCCGGATCCGAGCCTCGAGCGCGGCGACGTCGAGGATGCCCTCGAGGACCTCGGCGCGGATCAGGTCGAGCCGGGCGCCGTCGACGCTCGAGATCGCTGCCCACGCGCCGCGCTGCCCGAGGATCCGTCCTCGAGTCTCGCCTCGGCGCCGGAGACTGACGCGGTATCGCTTCGCGGCGGACCAGACCGATGCCTCCGTCCGCCCGAGGATCGCGGCGACGGTCGCGGCGCCGTGTTGAGCGTTCTCCCGGAGCGTCCGGAGTTCCTCCGTCGACCAGGGCGCCGTATTCGGGCGCGGTGTTTCAGTCGGCATCTTTCCTCCCGAGTAGAGCATCGAGTCGCTTCCGGACCTCCGGCGGCATCGGCACGCCTTTCCCTCCCGTGATCGCCGCTCGAGACTGTTCCTCATGCTGCCGCTGCCGGAGACCCTTGGCGTGCGCGTTGACGTCGGCGGGCATGATCACGCGCGTCTCCCGTCGGTAGTGCTGGATGACGGCGTCCTTCGCGTGAGCGAACGTGACCCGCGAGTCGAGGATCGCGGACCAGGCGGCGACCCTCGCGTCGTCGTCGGCGATCCGGTCGTCGACCGCGCGGATCGCGAGGAGTAGCGCGGAGACCTCGGCGGGGGTCATGCCTCGATCTCCCACGCGCTCGAGCCTTCGGCGGCAGCGAGGCGACGGGTCCGCTCGACTCCGGCCTCGAGTGCCCGCGCCCGGTTCGACTGCCGACCCGGGAAGCCGGTCAGTTCGTAGCGGAGCGCGTCCGTCGTGACCGCCCTGCCGTCGTGCCCGAGGCGCTCGAGCGCGGCGGCGAGATCCTCGTCGCTCCACATGCCGACGCGGACTGCCTTCCGGACGACCCCGGCGACCGCCGGGAAGTTCGAGAGCGGCACGAGATCCGTGTAGACCTTCGCGAGAGCGTTGACTCGCTGCCCCTCGGTGCGCTCTCTATCTACGTCAGTAGATAGAGAGAGAGTGTTCTTCTCTCTGTGTTCTATTGGAGTCGGGTTATCCGGAGTCGGGAAACCTGACTCCGGTCCCTCGAGTTGCGGCGTGTCGAAGACGGTCGAGATCGTGCAGAACGTCCCGTCAGCGAGCCGGGTCCGAGTCGTCTGTAGGTAGCCCGTCTCCCGGAGTTCGCGGAGCCCGGAGAGGACGGCGGTCCTGCCGTCGGGACCGGACGCGGCGAGGGCGTCGGCGGAGGTCTCCCAGTTGTCCGGGCGGGAGAGGATCTCGATGAGGATCCCTCGAGCCTTGTAGGAGAGCCTCGAGTCGCGGGCGACCTCGTTGCGGATCTGGACGAAGCCCGACTCCGGTCGGGGCGCTCGGATAATGCTCACTCGACGTGCCCGCACTTCGAGCAGGGGCGAGCCTTCCGCCCGTGCTGCTCCGTCGTCCTCGCCCCGAGGTAGTCCGGGAGGACGTAGACCTTGCAGCGGTTCCTCGACTCCGAGAGCCGAGCGATGACTCCCTCCCTGTGTAGGACGGAGAGGACGCCGGAGGCGGTGCCGTGGTGCCAGCCGTACTCGTCGGCGAGGTCGCGCCAGGTCGCGCCGACGAAGCCGCGCCGGGAGAGGTACTCGAGTGCCCGCTGCTGATGCGCGGAGGTCGTGCCGTCCGAGTCGGCGCGGACCGCTCGAGCGCGAGACGTATCGGAGCCCGACCAGCCGGAGGTCCCGGCGTAGGGGAGGAGAGGGATCCGGAGGTTGCTCATGCCGATGCCTCTCCCTCGACGAGCCAGGACTCGAGGGCCATGATCGCGACGCGACGGTTGTCGTCGTCGAGAGCGGTCAGGTCGTACACGGAGCCGTTGCCGCTGCCGTTGTAGATGTCGCGGACGAGGTCGACGAGGACCTGCTCCCCGGACGACCAGCCGAAGTTCTCGAGCCGCTCGAGGTCGACGGCGCTCCGGTCGAAGTCGATGCACGCCTGCGCGTGCGGGGATCGGGAGAGGGCGGAGAGTTTCATGAGGACTCCGATGCCTCTCATCGGGTGAGTTGCCATGGTGTGCTGCCTTCCGTGCGTGCCGCGATCCACGCGGCGAGTTGTTGGCGGGGGACGCGGATCGTCCGTCCGATCCGCATGTGCGGGAGGTCGCCTGCTCGGATGAGGTCATAGACCGTGTTGCGTCCTACGCCGAGGTGGTCGGCGGTCTCCCGGACGGAGAGCGTCATCGGGTCAGGCGCTCTCGACATGGGCTATGTCCGCGACGGTGCAGCCGAGAGCCTTCGCGAGTCGGGCGACCTTGTCGGGTCGCGCCGCCATGCTGCCGGTTTCGTAGCGGACCATCGTGATCGGGTGCACGCCGACCTTCGCGGCGAGTTGCACTTGGGTGAGACCGGCGAGGAGTCTCCGGGAGCGGAGGCTGTCGCGGTCGAGGACGAGTCTCATCTGAGGTCTACTGCTCCTTCCGTAGCCCGGCGATGCCGGGGTTGATACCAGGCACGCGGGGCGTATGTCATACCCGCGCTAGGTCAACGGTAGCGGCGCATAGGTTCCGAGGTCTAGCCGGGGGCTATCGTCGGCGCGTCGCGCCTCGCGCATACCCTGCTCGGATAGGACGCTCCCGCTACCGGGACGCTAGACTCTCGGGGTTATGACCGAAGGGCAGATCATCGACAGGGAGAAGTTCGGCAGGCTCGCTCGAGCCGCTCGAGTCATAGCGGGCTTCGATCGCGTCGAGGACGCGGCGGCAGCGATCCGGAAGACGGCGGGGATCGAGGTCTCGGCGAGGACGATCTACGCGCTCGAGCGCGGCGAGCAGGATCCGACTATGCCCCAGTTCCTCGCGATGAACCTGACCTATGAGCCGCCTTCCGGCGTCTGGTACTGGGACTCCGCGCTCCGCGAAGACGTCCGCGATGGACTAGCAACGGCACGCCATGGCGCATCTTGAGGACCGGGGCAGCGGGAACCGTCTCCGGTGGCGCGTCCGCTGGCGCGACCCGCAAGGGCACCACCGCTCGAGATCCTTCGCACGCAAGGCAGACGCCGAGCGATACCACGCGACTCTGACAACGTCGCTCTATGCGGGGACCTATGTCGACCCCGCTGCCGGACGCGCGACCGTCGCCGACCTCGCCGAGCCCTACCTCGAGCGGATCTCGAAGACACGGAAGCGGACAACGTCGGCGTCCTACGCCGGGCTCTGGCGGACACTCCTCGAGCCCCGATGGTCCCGCGTCCCGGTCGCCTCGATCTCGCACACGGACGTCGCCGGATGGGTCGCCGACCTCTCCGCCCGGTACTCGCCGAGCCGGACGAGGCAGGCTCACGGGCTCCTCTCCTCGATCCTCGACGACGCGGTCGCGGACCGGCGGATCCCGGCGAACCCCGCGCGGGGCGTCGAGTTGCCCCGGATGCCGAGGCGCCGCGCCTACCCGGTCCTCGGGCACGGCGAGGTAGCCGCGCTCGCCGACGCCGCCGGGGAGATCGGCGCACCGCTCGATCGTGCCCTCGTCCTCGTCCTCGCCTACACGGGGCTCCGGTGGGGCGAGGCATCGGGGCTCCGGTGGGTCGACGTCGACCTCCTCCGGCGCCGGATCCGGGTCGAGGAGACGATCGTCGAGGTCGACGGCAGGCAGTACCCGGACACGCCGAAGTCCCACCAAGCCCGGAGCGTCCCTCTCGCGGCCCCTGCCGCCCTAGCCCTCGAGACCCTGCCCCGGACTACCCCCCGCGTCTTCACAGGCTCTACGGGCGCCCCTCTGCGTTCCTCGGGGTGGTCGCGCCGGATCCTCGAGCCCGCGTGCGAGCGGGCCGGGCTGCCCCGGACGACCCCGCACGGGCTCCGGCATACGGCAGCGACCCTCGCCGTCGAGTCCGGCGCCCCGGTCAAGGCAGTCCAGACGATGCTCGGGCACGCCCTCGGGTCCTACACGATGACCCTCGACGTCTACGCCGACGCCCGCGAGGAGTCGCTCGACGAGGTCGCGGCCCGCATGACGAAGGCGGCGGAGCGAGCCCCGAAGTGGGAGCCGCCCCGCCGCCTCGACGCCGTCTAGCGTTCCCAGCGGTCCTTCCGGTTCCAGAGGACCGTGATCACGACGGGCTCGAACGGAGCCGTGACGACGGCGATCTCGCCGCGCTGCCAGACGCGCCCGTCCCGGTTGCTCTGCTGGTAGGAGACCTCGGGGCGGAGCAGGACGAGGAGGACGTCGCGCGTCGTCAAACCCATCTGCGCGATCCGGTGCCGCGCGTGCGCGGTGAACCGCCAGGAGGTCACCAGGAGATCCCGAGCCGGTCGAGGAGGGTCGCCGGGCAGTCGACGCCCCGGCGGTGCGAACCGTCCGTGGTGTTGCAGTAGAGACAGACGTCGAGGCCGCGCTCTCGCAGGATCCACGACGCGGCGGCAGCGCGGTCCGCAACCTTGTCGTATGCGTCGCTCGCCGGTCCCTCGCCGCCGTATATCGCGGCCCGCTGCTCGAGCGTGAGGGCTCGCATCCCGTCCTCCGCTCGAGACCAGCGACGGTAGAGCCGCATGATGACCGGAGTCGGCAGCGGGGAGAGCATCGTCCGGATCGGGTTGGCGCGGAGATCGTCAAGGCTCATCGTGCTGCCCTCGCTGCCGCGTCGCGGGTCGGGTAGGTGCCGAGGTACTGCTCGAACGCGTTGAACACGTTCCAGACTTCGGCGCCGTCGCGCTCGCTCCTGACGATCGAGTAGCCGCGCGGGGTGATGCCGACGTTGCCGGTCTTGGTCCAGTTGACTGTCGTACTCATCGGGGTTGCTCCTCTCGGGTCGGCGGGGTTGCCGGTACGGACAACGGTAGCGGATCCCTAGCGTCTGGTCCATAGGTCCCGGGGACGCGTCGGGGACGCGAGAGCCGGGGACGGGCAGGGACGGGCAGGGACGCCGCAAGCCTCCGACCAGGGAGAACGCCCTCGAGCCCCAGGTCCGAGACCCCCCGGTACGGTTTCCTAAACCGCGAGCGGAGGTTCGATTCCTCCCGGGGGCACCACCCAAACACCCTGCTAGACGGCCTAGGAGGGCCGTAGCGGGCCGATCCCGGGCCGGGGGTATCCGAGCCCGGGGACGCGTCGGGGACGCGGGAGAACAGACGAGAGGGCCGGGACGCCCCTACAACGTCCCGACCCTCTCGAGCCCTGCGGACCCCCGAAGGATCCGACGAAGTCCCGCCACCACCCCCAGGGCTAGGGCAGCGGCGGGAGTTTCACCGCCGCTCGACTAGCGCCGTCAGGAGATCCCGGACGACCCGGATCTCCCCGGTCTGAGCCTCCTGCGCTGCCTCGAGCCGCCCGATCCGATCCGGCAGGCTCGACCCCCCGTTGGGCCAGAGTTGATGCTCGACTCGCCCGAGCCGCTCCGCGACGGTCCTGCCTTTCGCGTCGACTCCGAGCGCCGCGTCGATTCTGTGCGCGATCTTGTACACCTTGTAGATCGCTCCGATGATTACGCCGAGCGCAACGATGATCGCGGCGGCAGCGAGGATCGGTTCGTGCAGCATCCCGTCACCCCTGCCGCGTCTTCCATGCCGCGTTCGCGCGACGACGGAACTCACGCACCGGGTACAGGGTGTCGTTCTTCCGCCCGTACGTCGGCAGGTTGTACGTCAGTCCGAGATCTCGACCGCCGTTAGTCCACGAGGCATGATTGATCAGTCGACGGAAGTTCGGGAACGCCTCCGGACCGGCGACCTCGCGGAGCGCACAGTCCTGTAGTGCCTGCGCCTCCCACATGCCGTCCGTGAAGTCCTGCGTCCTGCCCCACGACTCAAACTCTGTCTGCCAGAGGTACAGGTGACCGAGATCCTTCGGGATGCCTGCCGCCGGCCAGGGTCCGCCGACGCCCGAGCCCCACGCGGAGAGCGCGGACAGGACGTAGACCTTCCCGTCGCGTCGGATCGCCGAGTTGCAGTACGGGTACGCGCCGTCGCGTGCCTGCATCCAGAGGAAGCCGCCGTCGCCGACGCCTGCCCAATGATGCTCGACGACGCCCCGAAGCCCGTAGGTCCAGGGGCGCCCGCGTGTCTTCCAGCCGTCCTCGAGGACGACCCGGTCGGAGCCGAGCCAGTCGAGGAGCGCGGTCTTGATCTCCTTGGGTGTCGGCTGCTTCACGCTACGTCCTCGGGGACGTCGGGCTCCGCGATCGCTGCCGCGTGCTTGCCATAGCGGAAGTCCTCCGGGTTGATCGCGTTGATCAGGACCGGGACGGCAGCGACGATCGCGACCTGATAGACCGGGTGCAGCCCGAGGTCCGTCACGTTGTCGAGGACCCAGACGAGGACCGCACCGGAGGCGACCTTCGCCGCGCTCGCAAGCGGAGACGAAGCCAGCCAGGTCAAGAAGTTAGTCACGCGTCATCCTTTCGTCGGTACTGCTAATGGTCAGCGGACCGTCACGGCTCGAGAACGTCGAACGGATCCGGATCCGGGGTCACGACCAACTCGTCGTCGACGACCTCGCACGTGCCGTTCGGGAACGCGGAGTCATCCCACTCGAACGTCGACGGGTCGCCGTCGAGTTCGATCGGCTCCCCGAGCGTGACGCCGTTGTAGACGTAGCCCTGACACGCGGCTCGGGGTCGAGCGTCGACGTCGTCGCTCGAGTCGTCGTCGACGATCTGCGTCGACCGCAGCGTGCCCACGAGATCACGCCTCGGGCGGCGTAGGCCACACGGCCTGACGCGGATCGTTAGTCGCGTCCGGCAAGTCCCGAAGCGCCTGCCGATACACGGCCCATACTTCGGTATCCCACGGCGCGTCCGACACCATGCGGAAGTCCGTCTCCGACAGGAGCGCGTTCCGGCGTAGGCGCAGCCGCTCCCACACCCACTCATCGGGAAGGGACTGCGGCGGCACCGTATCTATCGGTGAGGAGTAGTCCCAGGTCATGCTGTCGTCCCCTCGTAAGTTCCCTCGATGTAGATGTA